GCTGTACCAACCTTTGCTGAAATGGTTGCGATGGAAACTGCTGTTGCAGAAGATAACGCTCTGTTCGGCAACTTGGCCTACATCACAGACGCAGCCACTTACGGCGGTCTGAAGACCAAGGCTAAGGACGCTGGTTCGGGCATGTTCGTCCTCGAAGGCGGTCAAGCCAACGGTTACAACGTAATCCGCACTCAGCAAGCAACTGCTGGTAACGTTTACTTCGGTAACTTTGCTGACTGCTTGATCGGCATGTGGGGTGGCCTCGACTTGACGGTTGATCCATACACTGCATCGACCACTGGTACTGTTCGTATTGTTGCGCTTCAGACGATTGACGTTGCAGTTCGCAACGCAGTCTCGTTCGCATACAACAACGACGGCGTATAAGTAATGTTGGGGACCGAGATTTGGAAGTCATCTCGGTCCCCGACTTCTTTGGAGAATAACATGCAGTACAAGTGCATTCGTGGCGTAGTGACATCGCAAGGTCCGCTTAATGCGGGTGACGTTGCTACCCTTCCGCATGGCGAGGCTCTAGTGCTTATCGCCGACAAGAAGATTGAAATCTTTGAGGCAGTCCGCGTGGCTGAGGCCCCAAAGGTTGAGCATCGTGATCCTGTAATCAAGCGCAGTCCTAAGAATGGGCGTTGAATCTGCCGCTGATATTCTCGATTTCTTTGAACTCGACGATTTTGCAGATACTGCCACTTACACACCAGTAGGTGGCAGTGCTGTTTCTGTGAACGGTATCTTTGATGCCCCTCAAGCCAGCCGTGGCGCAACGGACCTGATGGACATTACAATCCCATCGCCACAGTTTGTTTGCCGCACTGCTGATGTATCCTCGGCGGCTGATGGCGATGAAATTATTATTCGCTCTGTGGCTTACAACGTGCGCGTTGTCCTAACAGACGGCACAGGTGTATCGACGCTTATACTCGAAAAGGTGTAACATGGCGCACGTTCGGCAGCAGATCAGAGATTATGTTGCCACTCTGCTGGTGAACTTTATCTACGACAGGTTTAACATTGTAATCCAGGATCGTTTTAGCAATAATCTTGCAGCCAGAGGGTCTGGGGATTTGCTTTCTACAGGCACATTGTACAAGTTTCGTCGTTATGCGCTTGATGAAGATAAGCTACCCGCTCTCATTGTTTATACCACTACTGACATATCTAGGCTTGCGACCATAGGCCAGCGGACGATGACGCACGACCTTGAGTTGAGGGTTGACATCATAAACAAGGGATCGAGTGTTAGCATATTTGAGAACATTGAGCAGTTTTCAGCAGAACTGATACACGCTGTTGAGGATGATTTTAACTTAGGTGGATTGGCGAAAAGCTGTGTTCTAGCAGCTTCAGACTTTGACGTTGAAACTGGGGGCGAGAAAGCTATCGGTTCCGGAAAGATGATATTCAACGTGCAGTATACAACAGCCATAAATAATTCTCAGGTGTCGATCTAATGGCGCATATGAACCAACAGATTAGGGATCGGGTGGCTACCGTCATTGGTGCTTTGCCTTTCTTTTCTGGCCGCGTTTACAAGATGCGCTCCTATGCCCTGGATGAGGCAAAGCTGCCAGCGGCTGTAGTTTACACTAACAGTCAATCGTCTTCGCTTGTCAGTATAGGTTTCAGGACGCTTCGTGGTTCGTTGAATCTGACGGTGGATATTCACATCAAAGGTTCCAGCGCCACGATAGTAAATGAAATAGATGATGCCTGTGTTCTAATTGAGGATGCCATTGGTTCTGATTTCTCACTGAACGGATTAGTTAAGAGTTGCGTTTTGACTGAAACAGACGTAGACATTAACGTCGAAGGCGAAAAGCCAACGGCTTCTGCTCGGTTGTCTTACGTTGCTGAATATGTTACATCCATAGCTGATGTGGAGACACCAAGATGAAGATGGTCAAAGTTTACAACAAAGCTGGCGATGAAATACTCGCCTGTGAGTGTGATCTAGAGCAATATCAGTCTAAAGGCTGGGATGTAAAGAAGGCTGCAAAGCCAAAGGTTCAAGCAGAGAAAGTTGAGGAGTCTGAGTAATGGCTACGCATACTGGCAGTGAAGGAACGCTCAAAGTTGGTGCGAACACCATCGCAGAGATTCGCTCCTACTCTTTAGAAGAAACCGCTGACACTGTCGAAGATACTTCGATGGGTGATAGCTATCGTAGCTTCAAAACGACTCTGAAAGGCTGGTCAGGCTCTGTTGACGTATTCTGGGATGAGACTGACACCTTGGGCCAGGGTGGCCTTGTAGTCGGCGCTGAAGCGACAATTAACGTATTTCCAGAAGGTGCGTCGGCTGGCGTATCTGAAAAGTACTACACCGGAACGGCAATTGTGACAGGCAAGACCATCACTGGCAGCTTTGACGGCATGGTGGAATCGACAATCACGCTTCAAGGCACTGGTGCTTTGACCGAAGCAACACTGGCGTAAGGATAAGACATGGCTACCCATACTGGTTCAGAAGGCACAGTTCGCGTTGGATCGACCAACAACGTGCTTGAAATTCGTTCGTACTCGGTTGAAGAAACTGCCGATACTGTTGAAGATACTTCAATGGGCGATAGCTATCGCACGTTCAAGACCACACTGAAGGGTTGGTCTGGTTCGGTTGATGTGTTTTGGGACGAAACTGATACCACAGGTCAGGGCGCATTGATCCCTGGCGCTGAAATAGCCATCCGCTTTTACCCAGAGGGCGCGGTTTCGACCGACATTTATTACACGGGTCAAGCCATTGTAACAGGCAAGACTATCACAGGCAGCTTCGATGGTATGGTGGAATCCACTATCACTGTTCAAGGAACAGGGGCTTTGACTAGCGCGGCTGTATAATTAAGGAATATTAATATGAGTATTGCCAAGCGTATTGCAGAGCGAACATCGAATAAGCGTCACATAGACGTTCCAGAGTGGGGTGATGAGGGCAAGCCAGAGAAGGTCTATTATGGCCCTCTGCTTGCTGGTGAATTAAACCGCATCCAACGCAAGCACCCTAATTTTCTGGGTTCGGCATCTTTTGATGCAATGGTTGATCTCATAGTTCTCAAAGCTGAAAATGGTCAGGGTGAAAAACTGTTTACGCTTGAGGACAAGGCTGTTCTTATGCGCGAAGAGGTATCTGTGATCTCAACTGTTGCTGCCGCATTTATGAGTGGGGATAGTGTTGAGGAGCAGGAAAAAAACTAAGAAACGATCCGTTAAGGTATAATTTAATTACTTTGGCGGATCGGCTCGGCAAAACCATTGCGGAGATTGAACAAATCTCAATTGAAGAGTATAACGAGTGGATAGCGTTCTTCAAAGTGAGCGAGGAAAACCAGAAACGTGGCCGAGCAAAATCTTGATTTCAACATTATTGCTCATACGCAAGGTATGGAGCAAATCGCCAATCTGATTAATCGGGTTGGTGCGCTTGAGGCTGAAACTAAGAAGTTGGCTGCGGCCAATACTGGGCTTGCTGCATCTACCGATTCTGTGATCCGCAATGGGAAGCGTTATAACACCGCCCTTGATGCGCAGTCTAAATCGATACGCAATACAAGAATGGGTGTCACCCAACTTGGTATGCAGTTTAATGACCTTGCCACTTCTATCTCAACGGGCGCAAGCCCTGTGCAAGCGTTTAACCAACAGATCGGTCAAATTGGTTTTGCGCTGTCTATGATGAGTGGCCGCGTTGGTATGCTAGGTCGCTTAATTGCTGGGCCACTTGGTATTGCGTTAATTGGCGCAACCGTATTGATGAGCCAATTCAAAGGTAAGACTGAAGAGACTGAGGATTCTACAGCTAATTTTGGCGACTATGCAATTGCAACATTCCAAAGCATTGGCGAACAAATATCTAATGGTCTACAACCAGCCGTGGAAGCACTTGGCCCAGCTATAGATGCCCTATCGCCAGTTGTTCAGGCGCTGCAAACTGTATTTGAAAATTTAGGATATGTTGGCAAAACGGTAGCAAACTTTATTTTGAGAGCTTTTGTTACAGCTATTAATGCTATTGCTATTTTAGCTGGCAACTCTTTCTCTATGGTTGCTGAAGGTGTTTTGAATGTAGTTAATGGCGGCATCTTTGCGATTAACAAATTAATCAGCATGGCTGAAGGCCGTTTAAACGCATTTTCCAATGCTGTTAATAAAATAGACGATATTTTCCAAACTGGATTTCGACTTGATAAGGTTGATTTTGGAAGACTGACACCTGTTGTTAACGAGTTTAAGGGAACAACACTTAAAGCTTTTAGCGATATAGGCAAAGCGGCAACTGCTACATTTAACACAGACTTTATGGATTTTGGAGATATATCTAAAAGGGCTGATGCTTTTGCGGCAGCTAGGGCGGCGGCTGAAGCCGCAAAAGATAAAAAGGGTGGATCGGCTAAGGGAAAAGGTTCTGAAAAAGCTAAGAAGGAAAAGCCAGAGTTTTCACTAAAAGGCTTTTACGAAGAGTTTTTTGCCAAAGAGTTTGAGAAAAACGATGAAACCCTTGCCAAGATGGCAGAAACTCAAATCAAGTCATTGATTGACACCATTCCTGACTTGGCAAAGATTAGTCCTGAGATGGATGCCATTTTAACTCGCGCAGATGAAGTACAAGCATCATTTGAGGCCGTAGGAACCGCCGTGGCAAACTCATTCAAGGGTATGCTTACTGGCGCGATGTCGTTTAAGGATGCCATGAAGGGCATTATCGGCGCAGTTATTGACGAGTTGTTTAGGCTTTATGTCGTAAAGCAGATCGTAGGAATTGTTACTAGCGCAGTTGGCTTACCACCACCAAAGGCTTATGGTGGATCGGTTACAGGCAATCAACCTTACATGGTTGGCGAACGTGGCCCAGAACTATTTGTTCCCGGCGGCAATGGAACGATTATTCCTAACGGCAACATGCGTGGCGGTAGCGGTGGCGGAAGCCCTATTAGCATCAGCGTAGACGCCCGTGGCTCAAACGATCCAGCCGCTGTCCGCGCTCAGGTAATGCAGGGCATCCTTGAGACTGCTCCGGCAATTATCGCAGCGGCAGAGTCACGCACAATTTCAAGCCTTCGTAGGCCGCGCCTCGGTGGAGCAATGCAGTAATGGCGACTATCACATATCCTTCAACACCAAAGCCAAGCGGAATGTCTTGGAAGTTGGTTATGCCAGCGCAGACCAATGTTTCAGAGTGGACAGGCCGTAGGCAGACCATCGCATCTGGGCGTGGCTGGTGGGAATGCCAAATTACTTTGCCACCAATTGTAGGCACGACAAATGTTAATGCGTGGCGTTCGTTTATAGCCAAGGCCCGTGGCCGCGCTAACGACTTTCAGATACCAGTTGATCCAATTGCGCAGTCGGCATCAGCATCAACGCCGTTAGTAAATGGTGCATCGCAGACCGGACGCACACTAGCTACTGACGGCTGGCCTGTATCAACCACAGTTCTTGTTGCTGGTCAGTATGTCACCATCAACAACCAACTTTTGCAGTTGACTGAGAATAT